TTCTCCTATCCAGTTATGCCAAACATCTACGCTGGTGGAGAGTGGGCGCAGTTCCGCTCCAAGCAGCCGGTAAGTGAAGGGACTGAGTATAACCCGTTCGAGAATAAGGCTGTGCTTAGCCTTGATGAGAGGGTGTCATGATTTCAGGACTCGTTTCCTTGGTGATCTACTTGCTCGTCGTCGGCTTGATAGTGTGGTTGTTGCTGTGGCTCATCGACTACATTCCAGTCCCTGATCCGATCAATCGGATCGCGAGGATTGTGATTATCGTTGTGGCTGTGCTTGCAGTGATAGTGGTGTTGCTCGGCCTCATTGGTGAAGGGCCGGCGCTTAGGCTTTCGAGGTAGCTATGGCTGTCGTTCAGCTTGGTCAACCGGTAGTCTTTCGTCCTGGCACTGCTTTTGAAGAGCGGTGGGGGCCGGGTCAGTACTTGTCTGGCATGGTCACGAGTGTCGTCGGAAACGATGCGAGCCTGATCGTGTGGCCCGCTGGCGAGTATCCACCTTACTACGAACTGCGTGTCAAGCGCGATGACTCGCTGTCTTCGCCAAGGACCTGGACGCCTTCGATCAGTGAAGACACTGAGATGCCCGAGGCACCTTCCGATGGGCAAATCTACGGGAGGCGGAATCAAGCGTGGACTCCGGTCTCGGGCGCTGGTGGGATTGGGGGCGGATATATCGTTGTCAGTGATACGCAGCCGCCCCAGCCTTTGCTTGGGATGGCCTGGCTCGACACGACCATAAACAACTTCTTCATCTTCTTTCAGGGCCGCTGGGTAGAGCCCGCACACGTTAATCCGACTGAATCGATGGTTGTGATTGAGACGCCGTTTGTGAGTGGGACTGTTGCCGTGGACTCGACGCTCGTCTGCACATCAGGCTCTTGGTCAGGCAATCCTATCGGCTACACCTATCAGTGGTTTAGAGATACAACTCCAATCATAAACGCAGTGCAAAGCCTCTACACGCTGACGCTGACTGATGTCGGGCATGACATCCACTGTAAGGTGACGGCGCGGAGTGTGACCGAACTCTACGTCACTGCGGCGTCGAACATCATCTCCGTCCGCGTTCCGCAGAACACAGTGACCCCACATCTCGGCGGCGTTGTCCAGATGGGTGCGCCGCTCATTTGCTCGGATGGGGAGTGGACCGGATCAGGGCCTATCGGCTTCACCTATCAGTGGAAACGCGCTGGGGTGATTATTGCTGGAGAGACATCCAACACCCACTTAATTATTACAGAAGATGTGGGAATGGATATGACTTGCTTGGTGCAGGCCTTGAACCTTGTTGGTTCGGCCTCTGCTGTAAGCAACACTGTCACCGTCGCGGTTCCACGCAACTTAGAGACTCCGGTCGTTAGTGGAGAGGCGTCTGTTGGTCAGGTGCTCAACACCACCAACGGCCTCTGGGCGAACATTCCGACTGGCTACACTTATCAGTGGATGCGAGGGGCCACTGTTATCGCGGGGGCGACGGCAGCTTCTTATGTTCTTGTCACTGCTGATGGTAGCAACAATCTTATCTCCTGTGTTGTGACAGCATCAAATCCGATCGGCTCGTCCTCGGCTACAAGCAATAGCATCCTCGTCTCGCCTCCAGTGAACGCAAGCATCCCCCATATCCTGCCACTGGATAGTGCGCTGGGTGATATTGGAGGAACTCATATATGCACGCAAGGGACCTGGAACTACTCTCCAACCAGCTTCGCTTATCAGTGGCTGCGTGATGGCGCTGGTATTGCCGGAGCAACGAACAATAGATACGTGCTAACTGGCGCAGATATAGGGAAGACTCTCAATTGCATGGTTACAGCAGCTAACGCAAACGGCTCTACAGTTGCGTTCAGCGACAGCCTCTTTGTCGTAGCTTATGCGAAGTTCGATCCGTCAACTGCCTCGAACGTGGCACTCTTGGCCTCTAGTTCAGGTATCCCTGATATAAGAGTTCAGCACACTGCATTGGTGAATGGTGGAGCGAAGACGCTTACGCTCAAGTCAACTGGGAAATGGTTCATCAAGTGTGCAATTACTTCTATCTGGTATGCTGATGGCGGTGTTGGTTTCCTCTTAAGCACTGGCACGCTTGCGAACATGGTTTCGGGCCTGAACTGTGTGAAGGTGCGACAGCAGATCGGAGAGATTTGGGCGAACGGTGTTTACACTGGAAAGAGGATCGGAGGGCTGGCTGGCAATCATTCAGTGAGCATGGCAATTGATCTGGATGCGAAGTTAGCTTGGTTCCGCTTCGATAACGGTAACTGGAACGCACCAGCTGGCTTGCCCGGCGAGACTCCAGGGGTCAATGGTGGAGTGAGCTTCCCAGCGGGCTCTTACACCCCTGCGGTTTGCTATTCAGTTGGGAACGGCTCTATTCAGGACATAACTTTCAACTTCGGCCAGACTATGGCTGATAGTGAAATACCCGCTGGGTTCCAGCGCGGCTGGCCAGCGTGAGGACACAATGTCAATCACCTTCCCAGTAAATCCACAGCAAGGCCAACAGTACACGCCTCCTGGCATTCCTGTCACTTGGCAGTTTGATGGTGGGCGGAACGCTTGGCGAGTGATGAGGACTCCACCGCTTTGGAGTGATATTGTCAACAAGCCCGCTACCTTCCCGCCCTCGGACCATGACCATGAGATCGAGGACGTTGACGAACTCCAGAACACCCTAAACGTCAAGCAAGACATCACTGCACGAGGCCTGCCGAACGGCTACGCTCCACTCGACTCGACGGGCAAGATACCTGAGAACATGATCCCAGATACGGAGCTGGGAGACTGGAGCGACATTGCGGGCAAGCCAAGCACATTCCCACCCTCATCACACTCCCACCCTGTCGTGGAGATCAGTGACAGCTCATCCATAGGGCAGCAGATCGTTCGCGCGGTCAACGCTTATGATGTGAGGCAGATCATTGGGGCGATCGGGCCCGATGAAAATGCGAGGGTTAAGGTTAATAAGACTGGCGTACAAGTCGGGATGCGGAGGGCCATCAACTTTATTGAGGGCTCGAACGTCACGCTCACTATCGCGGATGATGTGGCGAATGAAGAAGTTGATGTAACGATCAATGCTTCAGGTGGCGGCGGTGGTGGAACAGCTATTATCGTTTCGGAGGTGAAGCCTGCTGCTCCCTTCCCGAATGATATCTGGCTCGACGTAGCGACCGGCGTCCTCTTCATCTACTACAACGACGGCGCGAAGTCACAGTGGATCGAGTCCATCCCCTATCTCAGCGCCTTGCCGACAGTCTTTAACAAGTTCATCTTCCCTGTCGCGCCGACTGACAACCAGACTTACGAACCAATCCCTGGAGCGAAGTGGGTCTGGGGTTCAGCGAGAGGTGTTTGGTTCTCATCTCTTTCGATCTCGGGCTCGTATTCAAAGCCGGAAGCGGACGCGAAGTTCGTCGATATTGTTGGCGACACTATGACAGGGCTGCTGACTCTCAGCGCCAACCCTACCGCCAATCTCCACGCTGCTACGAAGCAATACGTTGATGCGGTGCAGACTTCCGCGAACCTGAAGGTCGCCAAGGCTGGCGATACGATGACGGGGCCGCTCGTGCTCCCGGCCGATCCAGTGTCTGCACTCCAGGCCGCTACGAAGCAGTACGTTGATGGGAAGCCCGCACTTGTTGTGAGCGACACTCCACCAGCCACGCCGATTGATGGGATGCTGTGGTGGGAAAGTGATAGTGGCATTCTCTACGTCCGCTACAATGATGGGGCCGGTGCTCCGCAGTGGGTGCAGGCGGTAGCTGTCCCGGCGATTGATACGTCAGCTTTCGTGATGAAGAGCGGCGACACTATGATTGGGCCGCTGACTCTTCCGAGCAATGCGGTGTCTGCGCTTCAGGCGGTGCCGAAGCAACAGCTCGACAGCAGCATCATCGCTTATGCTGCACCGCTCGATGCGCTTGCTTATAATGGATTGCAGATCAATGGCTCGATGGAAGTCAGCCAGGAAGTCGGCAGTGCTGTCAAACCGATCAACGTAAACACCAGTATTTACACTATCGATGGTTGGATTTCAGCGTGTGCTGGGGCAACGCCATCTGCTCGCGTATCGCAAAGCGGCGGCATCAATGCGTTTCATTACTCCCTGTTTTGGGAAGCACTGAACCTTGTTACACCAACAGGTGGCGACCTTTCGATACTGAGCCATCTTATTGAGAATCAACGCGTCAAGCGATTGGCTTGGGGTACTGCTGCTGCACAACCGATGACTATCGCGTTCAGTTTGTTTACACCTTATGCAGGTAACTTGCCTATTGCTATCAGGACGTACAATGATGCTGGTGGTATTGCTCAATCTTATGTGACTTTGGTTTCAGTTCCGGCCAATACTTGGGTCTATAGAACTGTCACTATCCCGGCCAATACGACAGCGCCCCGACTGGCTCAACTCAACTCTAAAGCGATAGAGGTCAGCTTC